CTCATCTGCCAAGCCTTCGTTCCCTTGAATATTAGAATCAGTGTTCAGTTGAAATTGCATGTCGGTCCTCCTGTATGTCTGATCATTTAACACGAGAGACCCTGCAGGTCACCTAACCGGCGCAAGTACACCTTCAGATCAGTAAACAAGCCCGCATGCTGACAGCGCAGGCCAAGATTCAGAGCCAGCAACAATGCCCACATCCCGCGAAAATGTCCTCGCAGCCCTGCACGCGCGGCTGCAGACACTTGCCGCCCTCATCCTGCGCGATGAGGTGCTACCCGAGAGGATTCCGCCCGCTGGCCTAATCATCCTGCGCGACGGACAGCCGGGCGAGCCAGAAGTGACCCTGTCGCCCCTGCGCTATCACTACCAGCACCGGGCCGAGCTGGAGGTGGTCGTTCAGGCACCGAATGGCCGCGCCACTGCCTTCGACAGCCTGATCACTGCAATCGGCGCGGCGCTGGAGGCTGACCGCACGCTCGGCGGCCTCTGCGATTGGGTCGAACCGGAGGCCCCCGCCTCTGTCGATCTGCCCGTTGAGGGCGCGGCGGCCCTGAAGGCGGCGGTGATCACCGTCGTGTTGCACTATACCACCACCGGCCCTCTGGCCTGACACCCCACCATAAAGGAGACCCCCATGGCACGTGCGCAAGGCGCGCGGGCGCAGATGGCGCTTGCGTATGAGACAGTTTACGGCACCCCGCCGCTCGGTGGTTTCACAAAGATGCCCTTTGCCAGCACCTCGTTGGGATCGGAACAACCCCTCTTGGAATCCGAACTGCTGGGCTATGGCCGCGATCCTTTGGCACCGATCAAGGATGCGGTGACGGCCGACGGCGAGGTTGTGATCCCGATTGATGTGGAGGCATTCGGCTATTGGCTGAAGGCAGCATTTGGGCAGCCCACCACCTCCGGGACTACGCCTAAGACCCATACCTTCCAGTCGGGAAACTGGACCTTGCCTAGCCTATCAATTGAGACGGCCATGCCCGAGGTGCCGCGTTTTGCGATGTATTCGGGCTGCGTGCTCGACCAATTGTCCTGGCAGATGCAGCGCTCCGGCCTGCTGACTGCGACCGCGCGTTTGGTTGCGCAGGGTGAGGCCATCGCTGCGGTTACCGCCGCAGGCACACCGACAGCGTTGGGCCTGCAGCGCTTCGGCCATTTCAACGGCACGGTCAAACGCAATGGGACTGCGCTGGGCAACGTGGTCTCGGCCGAAATCACCTATTCCAACAACCTCGACCGGATCGAAACCATCCGTGGCGACGGTCGTATCGATGGGGCCGACCCGACCATGGCAGCCCTGACGGGTCGGATAGAGGTGCGGTTTTCCGACACGACGCTGGTGACCCAAGCCATTGACGGCAGTCCCTGCGAGTTGGAATTCAACTACAGCCTCGGGGCAAACGCCAGTTTCACATTCACCGCCCACGCCGTCTACCTACCACGCCCCCGGATCGAAATTGCCGGGCCCCAAGGCGTGCAGGCCAGTTTCGACTGGCAGGCCGCCAAAGCCATCAGCCCCGCACGCATGTGCACCGCCGTCCTTATCAACAGCATTGTGAGTTATTGACCATGATCCGTCTGAACCTGACCGCCACGCCGCAATGGCTTGCATTGGCCCCTGACCTGCGCCTGCTCGTCGCCCCCCTGACCACCGCTTTGATGGTGTCGGCCCGTGCCGATCCGGCCATCGAGGCCATGCCCGAGAGCGCAACCCAAGAGGAACTGGCCCTCGCCATGGCGAAAGCTGTCGCTCGGCGGGCGGTCCTAGATTGGGAAGGCGTAGGTGATGACGCGGGCAATATCGTAACCGTGACCCCCGAAGGCATCGACGCCCTTCTAGAAATCTGGCCGATCTTTGAAGCCTTCCAAACCCAATACGTCGCGCGTGGCCTCATCCTGGACGCAGAAAAAAACGTCTCCGCGCCCTCGCCGAGTGGTCCTTCGGCGGGGGCGACCGGTATTGCGCCGCCTGCGCGGGGCCGTGCCCGGACTGCCCGGCCAGACTGAACAGGCCGCAGACCCCTGAGGGCTGGCAGGTCTGGGATCTTGTCGGTCGCCTTGGAGGCCAGCTGAGGGTGATCCCCGGCGCTGTTTTGGGCTGGGACATGGGTGCAGCCTTGGCCCTCGCTCATGCGTTGGGCATCGACACCCTGATCGCCGCCGAACTGCTGCCAGAAATCGAGGCCGTGATGGTGCGTAAACTGAACGAACAGATCGGAGACAACCATGGCTGAGAAAAGGGTCAGTGTTCGGTTGGTGGCCGAGGGCGGCCGCCAAGTGCGCGCCGAGTTGGAAGGCATCGGCGATGCTGGGACGCGCGGCTTTGGTCGCCTGTCCTCCGAGATGGAACTGGCCAATGCCCGGCTTGGCAGCTTTGCCCGCAAGGCGGGGATCGCGCTGGCGGCGGTGACCGTCGCTGCGGCGGCGGCTGGCGTGGCCATGATCCGCTCGGGTCTGTCGAATGTCGATGCGCAGGCGAAGCTGGCGCAATCGATGCGAATCACGGTGGAAAGCGTGCAGGCCCTGACATGGGCCGGTGAACTGGCGGGCGTTTCGATGGGCGAGATCGAGCAGGCCACCAAGAAGCTGACCACCCGGCTGTCGGAAGCAGCTACCGGATCAGGATCCGCTGTTGGTGCACTGCAACGCCTGAACCTGACGGCGGCGCAATTGCAGGCAATGCCACTCGACCAGCGCATCATCGCCATTCAGGAGGCGCTGAACCAGTTTGTGCCCGAAGCCGAGCGGGCTGCGGTGGCCTCCGACCTCTTCGGAGACAAGGCAGCTCTCGCTTTCCTGCGCATCGATTCCGCCACCCTGCGGGAAGCAGCACAGGATGTGCGCGATTTCAGTGTGGCGGTCAGCGCCAGCGATGCATCCCAAATCGAACGCACGGGCGATGCCATCGCGCGGCTCAGCCTGATCTGGATCGGCCTGACCAACCGCCTGACGGTCGCCGCCGCCCCGGCGCTGGAAGCTGTGGCCAATGCGCTGGCCGACATGGCGCGCAGTACCGGCCCGATTGGTATCGCCATCACTGCCCTGTTCGACAACCTCGGTCGTCTGACCACCTACGCCGCAACCTTTGCTGCCCTTATGGCGGGGCGCTGGGTGGCCGGGCTGGCGGCAGCGGCCCTATCCGTTCGCGGGCTTGCGACGGGCCTCGTGTTCCTACGCGGGGCGCTTATCCGCACGGGGATTGGCGCGCTGATCGGCGGCGCGGGCGAGTTGGTGTTCCAGTTCACCCGTCTGGTCGCGGGCGCGGGCGGGTTCGGTGCGGCCATTGGGTTGTTGAAGGATCTGGCCGTCGAGGTCTGGGACCGCATTGGTCTGGGAGCGGCGTCAGCTTGGTCGAAGATCGAGGCCAGCTGGGCGGGGTTGCAGGCGACCGTTTATGGCGCAATGCAATCCTCAGTCGAGGCTGTCACCAGCTTTGGCAATTCAGCGGCTGGCATCTTCAAGGGCGCCTATGATGCGGTGAAGGCGATCTGGGGTCAGTTGCCCGGTGCGATTGGGGATTTCGCGTTTCAGGCTGCAAACGGGCTGATCGGTGGCGTCGAGGCCATGCTGAACGGCGTTGTCACCCGGATCAACAACTTCATCAACGGCTTGAATGCCGCGCTGGACCTGCTGCCCGATTGGGCCGTGGGCGAAGGTGGCGTCAGGATCGGCACGCTGGACCCAGTCGCGCTGGGCCGGATCGACAACCCTTTCGCCGGATCCGCCGCAGCAGCCGGAACCGCTGCTGCAGAGGCCTTCTCGGCCGCAATGGCACAAACCTTTGTGACGACGCCCGATCTTGGGCTGACCGGGATGGCAGACGAAGCCACCGTCCGGGCAGAGGCGTATCGCGAGGCCTCGGGCATGCTAGCCGATGCGGCGGCGCGCCCGATGCAAAGCTGGCAGGCGCTGAAGGACGCTGTTGCGGGCGCAGGCACAGAGGGCGAAGCCGCACTTGATGGGGCCACGGATGCCGCCGACCGGCTGGACGAGTCTGTGACAGAGGCTGGGCGGACCGCCGGTGGCGCTGGGGCAGCAGCAGCTGCCGGGGCCGAGGTCGCCAAGACCGGATGGGAAGCGGCCGTTGCGACCCTCGCTGACTATGCCGCCAAGGCACGCGATATCGGGGGTGATATTGGCAACGCGCTGGTCGGGGCGTTCACCTCGGCCGAAAATGCCGTCGGTGAATTCGTGAAAACCGGCAAGCTGGACTTCCGCGACCTTGTCACCTCGATGATTGCCGATCTTGCCAAACTGGCAGCGCGGCGCTTCATCCTCGGGCCGATCGCCAACGCGCTTTCTGGTGCGCTGAGCGGTGCGGGTGGTTTGTTCGCGAACATCCTGCGTGCCGGTGGTGTCGTCGGATCGTCAGCACCCGGCCGGATGGTACCTGCAATGGCCTTCGCCAATGCCCCGCGCATGCATGCGGGCGGCTGGGCTGGGATCAAACCTGACGAAGTTCCTGCCATCCTGCAACGAGGCGAACGGGTGCTGTCCCGTCGGGAAGCGGCGGGCTACGGGCAAACCAGCACCGTGCCATCGGTAAATGTCACCATCATGTCGCGTGACGCCGAAAGCTTCCGGCAATCGCGCACGCAGGTGGCGAGCGACATCGCCCGCGCCGTGTCGTTGGGCCGGAGGGGTATGTGATGGCGTTTCACGAGGTTCGGTTTCCCGACAATATTAGCCGTGGCGCGCGGGGCGGCCCGGAACGGCGCACCCAGATCGTTGAGTTGGCCAGCGGCGATGAGGAACGCAATGCCAGCTGGGCCAACTCTCGCCGCCGGTTTGATGTGGCTTACGGGATCCGTCGCGCTGATGATCTGGCGGCGGTGGTTGCGTTCTTCGAGGCCCGCAACGGTCGTCTGCACGGGTTTCGCTATAAGGATTGGGCCGACTACAAATCTGGCCTGCCCTCGCAGCCGATCACCCCCACCGACCAGCAAATCGGGACCGGAACCGGCAGCCTGAAAACCTTCCCCTTGGCCAAACGCTACATCTCCGGCGCGCAAAGCTGGGCGCGCACGGTTGCCAAACCCGTGGCAGGCACGGTTCGCGTGGCGCTGGGCATGGTGGAACAGATGTCGGGCTGGACGATGGATGCCACGACCGGCGTCATCACCTTTACCACCGCCCCCGGCAATGGCGTCATCATCCGCGCCGGATTTGAATTTGATGTCCCTGTGCGGTTCGACACCGACATGCTCGACGTCACACTCGACATTGAACGGCTGGGATCAATCACATCCATTCCGCTTCTGGAGATCCGCAAATGAGGCAATCGTTAGTCGGTCTCAGGGGCCGGAGTACGAACCAAAGTCAAAAGCCGTTCATTGGGTGGCTTATATTGTCTCAACGCAGCCAGGAACGCTTCAAGAGTTACAACATCAAGAACGAGGGGATCACCCTCAAGCTGAAGTGGTTCTTCGGCCTCATTCTCGGTTCCGGCTTCGTCTGGGACGTTATCTGCCATCATTACACCTATGTCGGGCAACGCGCTCGGGTTTTCAGGATGGCTTGCTCAGTCTGTCATATCAAGGAAATTGTATGAAATCCCTCTCCCCGGCGCTGCAGGTGCATCTCGATGACGGCACCACCACCTTGTCCTGGTGCTGGCGCATTTCGCGGGCAGATGGTGTCGCGCTGGGCTTCACTGATCATGATCGCGCCCTCAGTTTCGATGGTACTGCGTTTGAACCGGAGAGCGGGTTTGCCGCTTCGGAAATCCGCTCTGGCTCCGATCTGGCTGTCGATGCGCAGGATGCGAACGGCGTGCTGACCTCGGATCGGATCACCGAGACCGACATTCTAGATGGCCGCTGGGACAATGCGGCAGTCGAGCTTTGGCGGGTGAACTGGGCCGACACCAGCCAGCGCGTTTTGCTGCGGCGGGGTGCAGTGGGCCAAATCCGGCGTGGTCGCATGGCTTTCGTGGCCGAGGTCCGATCCTTGGCGCATGTGCTGGGTCAGACCGTGGGGCGGACGTTTCAGGCGGGGTGTGATGCCCGCTTGGGCGATGCGCTTTGCCGGATCAACCTGGAGAACGCCGTTTATAAGGGCACGGGCGTGGTCACCGACCTGTTGCGGGACCGGGCCTTCATGGCTTCGGGGCTGTCCAGTTTTGACGCTGGATGGTTCACTTCTGGCACGATCACGTGGACCAGCGGAGTAAATGCCGGGCGCATCACTGAAGTTTTGACACATGGCATTGATGATGCCATCGCCACACTGACCCTGCTGGAAGCACCCGTGCGCGCCATCGCTGAGGGCGACGGTTTCATCGCGCGCGCAGGCTGCGACAAGCGCATCGTCACTTGCGGTACGAAGTTCGCCAACACCGCAAACTATCGCGGTTTCCCAAACATTCCGGGTCAAGACGCCGTGCTGCGCTATGCCAGCCAGGACGGCGGCCATGAAGGGAACATGCTGTGAGCCTTTCTCATTCTTTGGCCGATCCCACCTTGGTCATCGGCGTCGCGCGGTCTTGGCTGGGCACGCCCTACCACGACCAAGCCAGCCTGCGCGGGGTCGGCTGCGATTGCCTTGGCCTTGCACGTGGCGTCTGGCGCGAGGTGGTCGGCGACGAGCCGTTCCCCATTCCACCCTACAGCCGGGATTGGGGCGAAACCGGACCGCATGAGGTTCTGGCGAATGGTGCCTCCTCAATGCTGATCCCGATTCCGACGGCGGAAGAAAGCCCCGGCGCGCTTGTCCTGTTCCGGATGGCACCGCGCGCAATCGCCAAACACGTTGGAATTTTGACCGCGCCTGACAGTTTCATTCATTCCTATGAACGTCTGGGCGTGGTCGAGGAAATCCTGACGCCGATATGGGCGCGGCGCATCGCTTTCGCCTTCCTGTTCCCGCGCTCTGGCAACATCTGAGATTTTCACATGGCAACTTTAGTTCTCGGTGCCGTCGGCTCCGCAATTGGTGCTGGCGTCGGCGGCACGATCCTTGGCTTTTCCGGCGCAGCCATCGGCGGTTTCATCGGCTCGACCATCGGATCGGTCGTCGACAGCTGGATCGTGTCGTCCCTCGCCCCAGCCCAACGCATCGAGGGCGCGCGGCTGGACAGCCTGCGGATTACATCCTCGACCGAAGGGGCCGTGATCCCGCGCCTTTTCGGTCGCATGCGCATCGGCGGCAATATCATCTGGGCCACGGATTTCCGCGAGGAGACAAAAACCAACAGCCAAGGCGGCGGAAAAGGTGGCGGCCCGAAGGTCAAAACGACGGAATATCTGTACTACGCCAGCTTTGCCGTGGCGCTGTGTGAGGGCGAGATCACTGGCATTGGCCGCGTCTGGGCGGATGGCAAGGCCATGGACATGACCGGTGTCACCTGGCGCTGGTATCCCGGAAACGAAGCGCAGGCCCCCGATCCGTTCATTTCGGCAAAGATGGGCGCGGCCAACACCCCCGCTTATCGCGGCACCGCCTATGTCGTGTTTGAGGAGCTGAACCTCAGCGGTTTCGGCAACCGCCTGCCCCAGATCAGCTTTGAGGTGTTCCGGGCGCTCGCAGATGCGGACACCGCCGAGGGGCTGGTGAAAGCTGTCACCCTTATCCCGGCCTCGGGCGAATTCAGCTATGCAACCGCGGCGGTCAAGAAATCCAGCGGTCCCGGCGGTGCAACCGTGGTGGAAAACCTGAATGCCATTTGCGATACCGCCGACATCGTTGTGGCGCTGGATCGGCTGCAATCCATGGCCCCGGCGGTGGAAAGCGTCTCTCTGGTCGTGGCGTGGTTTGGCGACGATCTGCGTGCAGGCAATTGCAAGGTGCGGCCTGGTGTCGAGGTTGCGGCCAAGACCACGACACCCTCGGCTTGGTCAGTCAATGGCGTCAGTCGCGCCAATGCCTTTCTGGTCAGCCGCGATGCCGAAGACCGTCCCGTCTACGGCGGCACGCCTGCCGACTTTGCCGTGGTGCAAGCGATCCAGGAGATAAAAGCGCGCGGCTTGCGCGTCACCTTCTATCCCTTCATCCTGATGGACGTGCCACCCGGCAATACCAAGCCCAATCCCTATTCTGCAAACGCTGGCATTGCAGGCCAGCCGACCTTCCCTTGGCGCGGCCGGATCACATGCTCACCTGCAGCTGGCTTTGCTGGATCAGTGGACAAAACTGCAGCAGGGGCCACGCAGGTCACGGCCATGTTTGGCACTGCGACACCTGCCAATTTCAGCGTCTCCGGCGAAACCGTCAGCTGGACCGGCCCCGCTGGTGAATGGTCCCTGCGCCGGATGATCCTGCACTATGCGCATCTTTGCAAAGCGGCAGGCGGGGTCGACGCCTTCCTGATCGGGTCAGAAATGCCCGGCTTGACCACGATCCGCAGCGGGGCGAGCACCTATCCCGCGGTCACAGCGTTCAAAAGCCTCGCGACCTCTGTCAGGTCAATCCTCGGCGCTGGGCCCAAGATCGGTTACGCCTCTGACTGGTCGGAATATTTCGGGCATCATCCCGGCGACGGGTCTGGCGAAGTGTATTTCCACCTCGACCCGCTTTGGTCCGATGCTAACATCGATTTCATCGGCATTGATAATTACATGCCGCTGTCAGATTGGCGCGACGGGTTTGACCACGCCGATGCGGCGCTAGCCCCGGCAATATATGATCGATCATACCTGCAATCGAACATTGTGGGCGGCGAAGGGTTCCACTGGTTTTATGCCAACTCAGCCGACCGGACGGCGCAGGTTCGCACACCGATCTCCGATGGCGGCGGCGCGAAACCATGGGTCTTCCGCTTCAAGGATCTGCGCGCCTGGTGGCAAAACCCGCATTTCAACCGACCGGGGGGCGTGGAGAGCGCGACGCCAACCGCATGGGTGCCGCAGTCCAAGCCGATCTGGTTCACCGAACTGGGCTGCCCGGCGATTGATCGTGGCACCAACCAGCCGAACGTCTTCTTCGACCCGAAGTCGTCAGAGAGCTTCACGCCGTATTTCTCGCGCGGCTGGCGGGATGATGCGATCCAGCGCGCCTATATTGAGGCGACTTATCTGTTTTGGGGCGCATCGGCGAACAATCCGACCTCCTCTGTCTATGCAGCCCCGATGGTCCACGTCCCCGAATGCGCCGCCTGGACCTGGGATGCACGGCCTTATCCATTTTTTCCCGAACTGACCACGGTCTGGACTGATGGCCCGAACTGGCGGCGCGGACACTGGCTGACTGGGCGGTTGGGCGCGGTGTCATTGGCAGCGTTGGTGCGCCACCTTTGCCTGCGCGCAGGAATGCCCCAGAGCCAGATCGACGTCTCGGGCCTATGGGGTGCGGTCGAGGGCTATGTGATCTCCGCGTTGGAAGCCCCTAGGGCGTCAATTTCCACGCTGGCCCGGCATTTCGGATTCGATGCCATTGAGAGCGAAGGCCGCATTCGCTTTCTGATGCGCGGTCGAATTGCCACTGCCACGATCACGCCCGACGCAATGGTCGCGCCCTCCTCGGCACAGGGTGACGTGATGGAACTGACCCGAGCGCAGGAAACCGAGCTGCCGCAGGCGCTGAAGTGGCAAGTCGCGCGTGCGGATGAGGATTATGACGCAGCACAGGTCGAAGCGCGGCGGATCACCGTCGACACCACGCGCATCGCTTCTGAAGCTTTTCCAATGGCAGTTCCGCCCGAGGAAGCCGAACGCCGCTGCCGTCGCGCTTTGATGGAGGCTTGGGTTGGGCGCGAAAGTGCGGTGTTTCGCCTGCCACCATCACGACTGGCGCTGGACCCCTGCGACGTGATCCTGCTCGACCATGACGGACGCCTGACAGAAATGCGGCTGGTGTCCATCGCGGACTCGGACCTGCGCAGCATCGACGCTGTGCGCCAGGACCGCGCCGTCTACGATTTGCCGCCCGGTGATCCGCGCCCGGCCTCGCTCTCGACGCCCATGGTATTTGGCACACCCGATGTAATCTTGCTTGATCTGCCACAACTGCGCGAGGATCAGCCTGCGCATCGTCCCTTTGCCGCCGCCTATGCCAAGCCTTGGCCCGGCGAAATCGCCGTCTATCGCAGTGCCGCGACGGACGGTTTTGCGCTGCTGACGACTTTCGGCGGCCGCGCCCGGATGGGTGTGCTGGCGGAAAGCTTCTATGCCGGGCCGGTATCGCGTTTCGATTTAGGCAACGCGCTGGTGGTCGATCTGTTTTCAGGCACGCTGGACAGCGTAACAGACATCAAGCTGTTGGGTGGGGCCAACGCACTGGCTGTGGAAACAGGCGCTGGGCAATGGGAGATCGTCCAGGCCGGAAATGCGGAATTGATCGCGCAGGGGCGCTATCGTCTGACCCGATTGCTGCGTGGCCAACGGGGGACCGAGAACGCAGTCGTCAGCATGGTGCCAACCGGCGCACGCGCGGTTGTGCTTGATGCCACCTTGGCATCGCTGCCCATCAATGAGGCCGATCTGGGGTTGCCGTGGAACTGGCGCATTGGACCGGCATCGTGGCCAGTCAGTGATGACACCTTTGTCGCGACAAGCTTCACACCCGAAGGCGCTGGGCTGCGGCCCTTCTCGGTCGCCCATGTGGAACAGCCGTGGCGCAGCGCGCGCAATCCCGGCGATCTGACGATCAGATGGACACGCCGGTCGCGATCGCTGGCCGCTGACACATGGGGCGCGGGCGATGTGCCTTTGGCGGAAGACAGCGAGGCGTATGAGGTGGAAATCCGCGATGGCGGGACAACCAAGCGCATGCTGACGGCCATCATAACCAGCGTTCTTTACAGCGCTGCCCAACAGACCGCCGATTGGGGCGCTCCTCTCGGCCCCAGTCAGACTCTCTCCATTCGCATCTTCCAGCTTTCGGTCCTGATTGGCCGGGGCGCGGGGCGATCCGTCACCCTCACCTTCTGAAAGCAGGAACATGTCCGACATCACCACACACCTCCTGCTGCCCTACATCATGGCATCGCAGGCCCAAAAGCATGTCACCCATAACGAGGCGCTGCGCCTGCTGGATGCCATGGTGCAATTGTCGGTGCTGGACCGCAGCCGCACCACGCCGCCTGCAAGCCCCGCCGATGGCGACCGTCACATCGTGGCCTCTGGGGCCTCAGGTCTCTGGGCGGGCTGGGATCTGAACGTGGCGTTCTGGGCCGATGGCGTTTGGATGCGCCTCGTCCCGCGCCCGGGCTGGCTGGCGTGGATTGCCGATGAAGCCGCGTTTGTGGTCTGGGACGGGTCAGCTTGGGATCCGGTTGGTGTGCCTCAGGATGTATCGGACGCGATTTTTAGTCTGGTGAACGCCATCGATCCGACCAAGAGGGCGGTGTTTTCTTTGTCTGGCATCAGCACCGGCACGACGCGCAGCTTTACCCTGCCCAACACATCCAGCGAGTTGGCAATCCTCGCGGGCACCCAGACCTTCAGTGGCAACAAGACGTTTTCGGGCACGCTAACGGCATCAGGGGCAGTTTCCGTTACGGGAACACTGACAGCCTCTGGCACGGTAACGGTCTCGGCGGCGGCGGCATCGATCGGTACAGCCATCACCGCTGCGACCTATGGGATGGGCACGGGGGTCAATCCGACTGGCGTGACGAAAACACTAAACCTCGGCACCGGCGGCGCATCTGGATCGACCACGGTTGTCAACATCGGCTCGGCCACGGCAGGAGCCGGGGGCACGACGGTCGTCAACACGCCAACCGTGACCTTTGCCAATGCTGTCGCGCAGGTTGGTATGCCACAGGCCAATCTGACCGCGCAGCTGCTGGGCCTCGGCGGCGCGACAGCCGACAGCTACAATCGCCTGTCTATGAACACACCAGCTGTCCTTATGAATAACGCAGGTGCTGGAATTGAGGTGACGTTCAACAAGAACGCTGCTGGAAACGACGCTGCCTTTGCCTTCAAGACCGGATTTTCGGCCCGTGCCCTGATCGGTCTCTTGGGCAACGACAATTTCAGCTTCAAGGTCAGCCCGAACGGGTCGGCTTTCTTTGATGCCATCGTCGTGGATCATACCAATGGCCAAGTGGAACTGCCGCAGCCGACCATCTTGCCGGGGTTGAACGCCGCACCTTCCCCGCCCCCCGCCGACAAAATCGCGGTCTATGCCCGCAACCGGGCTGGGGCACCTTGGGTCGATGTCATGCGCCCCTCGGGGCGCGACTTTCCGCTACAGCCGCATTTCGGGGTGAACCGCATTGCAAACTGGTCGCCGTCGGTCAGCACCACGATCACCACCGAAGGCCTACCGATCACCTCGGTTGGCACGGTTGCTACGCCGACCCTCGCCGCGACCAATCTTGCCGCGTCGATGCGGCGCTGGCGGTTGACCTCGGCAGCAGTGGTGGATTCAGCGGCAGAACAGCGTTCTGCTGGCTGGGCCTGTTGGCGTGGCAACGCGGCAGGCCTTGGCGGCTGGACCTTTGTGACCCGGATCTCGCTGACCACATTGCAGGCGACTGGCATGGGGTTATTTGGCTTGAATGGTTCAACTGCCGCTCTGGCCACCAATTTGGCCTTGGCAGCGGTGATCAATGTCGTCGGCATTGGCTTTCAGCGCGGCACCCACACCAACTGGCAGGTAGTGACCAACGATGGCACTGGCGCACCGACCCTGACAGACATGGGCGCGCCCTTCGCCGTCGCAATTGGCGGTGTTCTGACCCTGTTCATTGCCGCCGCCCCCAACGCCGCGTCCGTCTGGGTTCGCGCGGTGAACGAAGTCACCGGTGCCGTTTATGAGCGGGAAATCACGACCGACTTGCCCGCCAGCACGCAATTCCTGGCACCCCGTCTCTATCTTAACACCGGCGCGACAGCAGCCGCCGTCGCTTACGATTGCGCCGGGCTTTACCTTGAAACCGATTATTAAAGGACATCCAATGACCCAACGCACCACCATTTTGCAGGAGGTCGGACAAGCCTTCCGCGACCATGGACTGACAGCGGCCATCACCGCTTTGATCGGGGGCACCATCGCCTTGCTGGCCTCGGTGACGCGAAAGGCGTTTACCAACGACGCGATGCTGGCGCGGCTCGACCGCGAGCTGCTGGCGGAACGCAATCGCGTGGACCGGCAGCGCGCCGAAGATCGCAAGGGCGATGCCGACCGGCTGGAGCGCATCGAGACCGACATTCGCGCCATGCGCGATCTGATGTTTGAGGCCTTTCAACGCGGCCGAACCGACTGACCGACGACCAAACAATCACTGAAATCTACCAACCCACCCGCCTCAAAGGCGGGTTTTGCATTTCTGGAGAACCCCATGCCGACCACGACCTTCGCCCATTTCCGCGACGTGCCCGAAAGCACCTGGCGCTGGCCCAGCTTCTCGCCCGCCGAGATTGCCTGCCGCGGCACCGGCGCGATCAAGATCAACACCGAGGCGATGGACAAGCTGCAGTCCCTGCGCAACCGCCTCGGTAAACCGCTGATCGTCCGCTCCGGCTATCGCAGCCCCAGCTACAACCGGGCTGTCGGCGGAGCCCCGGCGTCCAAGCACATGCTGGGCACGGCGTTCGACATCGCCATGTCGAACCACGACCCAGCCACGTTTGCCGAGGCCGCCCGCGCGGTGGGCTTTCTCGGTTTCGGCACCTATCCGCGATCTGGATTCATGCACATCGACCTCGGACCAGCGCGCAGTTGGGGCGAACCGTTCCCAGCCCGCGCCACGCCCTTTGTGCCCGAGGTAGCCCCTGCCCGCGAAGTGCTGGCCGACAGCCGCACATTGAAAGGCGGCGGGGCAGCTGGCATCGCCACGGTCGGCGCGGCCGGTGTTGAAGTGGCGCAAGACGTCCTGGCGGAAACACAAACCGCCATCCTGCCCCTGGTGCCCTACCTCGACACTCTGCGTTGGGTGTTCATCGCGGTGGCGCTGATCGGCATCGCCGTCGCGATCCACGCCCGGATCGATGACTGGAAGCGAGGTCAGCGGTGATGGGTTGGATCCTCGCCACTGTCGCCAGTGGCCCGGCGCGCAAAGCGCTGGGGTTGTTTCTGGCAGCAATCACCATCGCCCTTTTCTTGCTGAACCTCCGCCGCGCTGGTGAACGTGCCGGGCGGTTGGCAGAGCGCCTATCAACATCGGAGAGAACACATGAAATCCAACGCCAGATGCTGGACGCCGCAAGCCGTCGCCCCGCTGATCGCGATGCTCTGGTTGAGCGGCTGCGCGACGGTCAGTTCTAATGCATCGACTGCTTGCCCGCCCATCGTCGAATACGGAATCGTCGATCAGACCCTCGCTGCGATTGAACTCGAAGCTTTGCCTGACGGGACAATGGTGATGCGGATGCTGGGTGATTATGCCGTCCTGCGGGATCAGGCGCGCGTGTGCAGATGAAAACGGGCTGGGTCATTGCTTTGCAGGAAGCGCCAGACGCATCGACCGCGGCCGCAAGCCCGGCCCGTTTCACAGGTTTACGTTTTCAAAGAGCGGCAGGGATTCGCTGCCACCAGATGGTGGCATGCAACAGCACCGTCTGTCGCGATTCGAAAAGTGCACAATTGTGCACTGATGGCTGAGGCTGCACATGAAGGGGCTTTTGGTAAGGTCACCGAAAACGGCGGATTACTAAGGATATCGAGTGGGCGTGGCAGGACTGCCGCAAGATCGGCGTTAAGAGCGCTGCCAAGCAGAAGCACGCACTTATTTCACAGGTGGAGCGAACCTACGCGCTAGCGTCTGAACAGACCCGCAATTTGTCCACCCTGTTTGTCGAGCGATCTGTTTTCTGCAAATGCGATCACGAGATCTGTTGTCATTCTTGCTCGATCCGCCTTTGCGCCCTGCGGTTTGACTGGTCCACCGACCGACACACCTATCCCTCCGGTTCCGCTGGCTGAACCATATTCGGACAGGTTGCCGTGGAGCCGTCTTTCGATATCCAGCGCACTGGGCGGGTTCACAAAATTGGTCGCAACCAAAAGAGTCGCGTCTTTGGTGTAGGCCATCACCGTTTGGTCGGCTCCAAAACATCCGACGGCCTCAGACGCAAGGTCTTCAAGAAGTGCGACGAATTGTCGGGCCGAAGATTGCCTGTAGACAGCTTCGACACCATCGACGGTTACAGCGAAGAGCCGAACGTTGGCCACGTCTTTTCGAGATAATTGGGTCAGATAACTTGACAGGGACGTGAAATCAACAAGGCTTCTAACATTCTGGAGATGAAGTTCATCAGGTAGTTCGACGCTGTGGCTGAGCATCGAATCTTGACGGTGCGGTTGGAATACTTGCTGCGTCACTCGGTGTAGCTCGCGCCGTGCTTGAACCGACTCCTGCGCCGCGCGCAGACGGTTGCCCAGTTCCTCGATATCAAAAGGTTTTGTGGCATAGTCATTCGCACCAGCACGGTAAGCGTTGCTCATGTGCTCCAAATCCCGCATCGCGGTGAGCATGATGATTGGCGTGTGCTGATACTGCGGCATTTGCCGAACCCGCCGACAGAGTTCGATCCCGTCCATGCCGGGCATGCTGATGTCAAGCAAGAGGCAATCGAAGATCATGTCGGAGCTCACCAGCAACTCAAGCGCCGCATGGCCGGAAGCAGCGGGCATAACTGCGGAAAAACCCGCCTTGGCCGAAATCTTGGGTATCAGCTCCAAGATGAACGGGTCATCATCAACCGCGAGTATCCTCATCAAAGGTTCAACGGCCGTCACTCTCTGAACGACGTTTAGCTCGGACAGCGGCGCAAGCCGTTGCACAATCCAGTCGTCGTGGGAGGTCAGGCTTGTGGTTTGATCAGGTGCGTTACCAATCAGCAGCCTAGTCAGAGGCAGCATGACTAGCGTGGCAAAGCCGACCAAGGTGTAAAAGCCAAGTGCGGACCAGAGTTATTGTCAAATCTGGTGTTTGAGGGTTGTTGGTCATGCGGCGATCTGGTCGGGGTTTGTGGTTTCGATTCCGTCTTTGAACGTGACGCCTGTGATGACTTTCGCGAGGTAGTCAAAGCC